CACGTTTCCAATATTGATGTGACAGGTCTTTGCGTTGTGAAGTCTGAGCCTCCGGTATGGTTTTGTGATGTGGGTGGACAGCGCGTTGAGTTGGACACAGATGATCTTCAGACACCGCAGCGTTTCCAGAAGGCGTGTATGGAACAGATACACAAGATGCCACCAATGATGAAGATGGCTGATTGGCAGAACATTGTCGGCGCACTAATGGAAGATATGAGTGAGATCGAGGTTCCAGAAGAACTGACATACAAAGGACAGTTCATGGATCTGCTCGAGGCGTTCTGTGATGGGCGGGTGCAAGCGCAATCCGCTGAAGAGATAAGCCTTGGCAAGCCTTTCACAGAAGAAGGCTTGACCTACTTCAAGATCGAATCCCTAATGAAGTATTTACGAAACCAGAGATTTGATAACTACAGCCGTGGTCAGATTCAGGAACGTCTGAAGGAACTAAACAATGGCAACGCGGCTAACGGTAAGAAATATTTTCAAACCACAAAAAATGAAACCAAACAGTTGCGTGTGTGGTGGGTGCCTGCCTTTAACAGAGAGGTCCAAGTTCCGAGGATCGAGGTTCAAGGTGATGGGGTGCCGTTCTAATGTATGTAGCTTATTTTTTATGTGACACCTGTGGTCACCGTTGGAAAACTTATTATCGCAAGATAAAGCTATTAGAGCTTGGCGATACTTGTGACAACTGTATCGACCAGCTTCCCTATAAAGAGGATTTTCGGGGGTATGTTTCTGAGCCACACTTTTTTGAGAAGGTAGATTAAAATGGAAACAACTATCTTCGGACCCCCGGGTACAGGTAAGACAACCCGTCTTATTCAGATTGTTCAGGACGAGCTAACCAGTGGAACCAAGCCGCATGATATTGCGTTCGTATCTTTCTCTCGTAAAGCAGCAGAGGAAGCGCGTACTAGGGCTTCGGTTAAGCTAAACATGAATGCGGATCAGATGGTTTGGTTTCGCACTCTTCATTCGTTTGCTTATCAATGTCTTGGATTAAGTAAAGACAGGGTCCTTCGGGGACCTGATTATTCGCGTATAGGTGAGTTGTTGGGTCTTGAGTTTACCGCGAACTCTTCAGTGTCAATGCAGGACGGTGTTTTGTTTAGCCCGGGAAGAAGCGGCGATGCGTACTTGTCTATGATTCAGATGGCTAGAGTTACTGGTTGTACTCTTGAGGAGCAGTTCTCAAAAACAGCAGACCAGAGGCTTCATTTCCAGCAGCTAAAGCTAGTGGATCAGGTGTTTAGGGATTACAAGAAAGAAACAAACAAGGTCGAGTTTGTGGACATGATCGAGGACTTTATCACTCAGGGTCACTGTCCCGAGTTTGATGTTCTGATTGTGGATGAGGCACAAGATCTGGTTCCTTTGCAGTGGCGCATGATTCACGAGGTTATAAAGCCTAGATCAAAGCGCATCTATTATGCGGGCGATGATGACCAGTGCATTTACTCTTGGATGGGGGTGGATGTGAAGGATTTTCTGAACGCATCGGACAATAAAATCATATTGGATAAGTCATATCGTTTGCCTATATCAGTGCATAATATGGCGGATTCTCTGGTAAAACAGCTAGCAACTAGACAAAAAAAGTTTTGGAAACCTACAGATGAAACTGGCTCCGTAGTGTGGCATCGTGATATCCTTGATGTGGACATAACAACCGGAGAGTGGCTAATCCTAGCCCGCACCAATTTCATTGCCAACAGAATCGCAACCACACTTAAAGAGCAAGGATTCCTGTTTTGGCGTGAAGGCTCCGGTTGGTCCATTTCCCCAAATGTTCTCACCGGAATCGAGGTATGGTTAAAGCTATGCAAGCAACAGCATCTGTCGGCACAAGAATTGAAAAAACTATCGCCCCTATTAACGGCTTCCGTCATTACGAAGTCTGGCAGACGAGCCCTCGCAAACTTAGATCCCGAACTAACCTACACGCTAACCGATATTCAAGACCAGTGCTCCCTATCCGCGACTGCGGAGACACCGTGGCACGAAGTGTTGAAAGTGTCGGAGAACGAGAGAATATACATTTCGTCAGTACGGCGTATGGGCGAGTCTATTTTGACGGGGACGCCGAGGATCAAGATATCGACGATCCACAAAGCAAAAGGTGGCGAGGCGGATAACGTCGCCCTTCTTTTAGATTCATCACGAGCATGCGCGAATAGCGAGGATCAGGACGCCGAGGTTCGGACGTTCTACGTTGGGCTTACTCGCGCCAAGAAATCGTTGCATATTATTGAACCTCAAACACAGTATGGATTTGCATTATGAAAACTAGAGAAGACTTCCTCAACAAGGCCGAAGAGTTAATTAACGGTCCGAGGGCCAAGGAGTATGGTCCTGCTAAGATGAACCACGAGCGGATCGCTGCCATCTGGAATGTGTTCTTGGAGAAGAAGCTGGTTCATGCAATTACGCCGGAAGATGTAGTGGCTTGTATGATTGGCCTCAAGCTGGCTAGACTTGCAGAGGACACAAGCAAGGACGACTCTTGGGTGGATATCATTGGCTATGCTGCGCTTGGTGGGGAGATAGCAAATGATGAAAGCTGACGGGCTGGATAAAGCCATTATTGGGGCAACTCATGACATTGCGACAGGACATTTTCGCTTGGTCTATGATGTTGATATGTGCATAGACATTCTTGCCAAGGACATGACCAGATCCGAGGCTATGGAGTTTTTAGAGTACAATACTTTTGGGGCATATGTGGGGCCAGACACACCTTTGTTTATGTTCAATAATTGGGAATCGTTGCTGGAGGAAGACAATGCGTGAGTATCAGATGAATCTACTGGACATCGATGTCAAGGAAGCCGCTCTCGGTTTTACTGACGAAGATGACTGGGCGCCGCCGTCTTCTTTCCCAGATCTTACAAACTGTGAGCGTATTTCAATTGACTTGGAAACATGCGACCCGAACCTCATGACGTTGGGGCCGGGCTGGTGCCGCAATGACGGATATGTCATCGGGTATGCTGTGGCTGCTGGGGATTTTGTAGGGTACTTTCCTGTACGCCACGAAGGTGGTGGCAACCTGCCAGAAAAGACAGTGGTCAACTGGCTAAAGAAACAGATGGCTACACCTAACATTGAGAAGGTCATGCACAATGCGTTGTATGATCTGGGCTGGATGCGTTGGGCAGGGATCGAGGTCCAAGGTCCGATTGTCGACACAATGATAGCCGCGCCTCTGATTAACGAGAACCGTCGGTTCTACAACTTGAACTCCTTGGCTAAAGAATATCTGGCCGAGAACAAGAATGAGAAGATGTTGCGGGCAGCGGCAGCAATGTATGGTGTCGATCCAAAGTCAGGTATGTGGAGACTACCAGCTAGGTTCGTTGGTAAGTACGCCGAGCAAGATGCGGCTGTTACCCTTCGCCTGTGGGATCGGCTACGTCCGGAGATCATCAAGGAAGAAGTATCCTCGATCTTTCAGCTAGAGACTGATCTACTACCAGTCCTGTTTGAGATGAAGACACGCGGTGTTCGGGTGGACATAGACAAGGCAGAGCAGGTTAAGAAAGATCTGAAGCAGCGTGAAGATATTTTACTTAAAGAAATAAAGGAAGAGACTGGCATCTTCGTTGAGCCTTGGGTTGCGACATCGATAGCAAAGGCGTTCGACGCGATTGGCGTGTCGTATTCCCGGACAGAAGACTCGAAGGCTCCGTCCTTTACAAAACAGTTTCTGTCGAATCACACTCACCCAATAGCGCAGAAGATTGTAAAGCTTCGCGAGTTTAACAAAGCCAACACAACCTTTGTTGAGACGATTCTTCAGCATTCTCATAATGGACGTATTCATTGCGACTTCAATGCTCTTCGTTCTGATGATGGTGGTACTGTAACGGGTAGATTTTCCTCGAGCAACCCCAACCTACAGCAAATCCCTGCCAGAGATCCAGAAATCAAAGGCATGATCCGTGGGTTATTTATACCAGAAGAAGGCACCAAGTGGGGAAGTTTTGACTATGCTTCACAAGAACCACGCTGGCTTGCACATTACTGCGCTCAAGTCACAGGAGTTCACAGGCATCCACAGATTGACGATGTTGTGAACGCATACAAAGAAGGCAATGCTGACTTCCACCAGATGGTTGCTGACATGGCAGGCATTAGCCGCAAGGATGCGAAGACTGTTAACCTTGGTATCATGTACGGCATGGGGCGCAAGAAGCTAGCAGGGGTAATGGACATCAGCGAGGAAGAAGCAAAAGATCTTCTGGCGAAGTACCACGAGAACGTACCGTTTGTTAAGGGCATAGCTGACATGACCTCGAACCGTGCTTCAAGCGTCGGGAGTATTAGAACGTGGCTGGGGCGTAAGTGCCGCTTTGATATGTGGGAACCTAGGTCTTTTGGCTTCAACAAAGCTATGCGTCTTGAAGAAGCCATAAAAGAATATGGCGGCAGGGGGATGATTAGACGCGCCTTTACATATAAGGCTCTAAATAAATTGATCCAAGGTTCGAGTGCCGACCAAACAAAGAAAGCGATGGTTGATTGTTTTGCCGAGGGCCTAGTTCCGATGTTAACGGTTCACGATGAACTGTGCTTCAGTGTAGAATCAAAGGAACAGGCTGACCGTATCGTCGAAATCATGACAACATGCGTTCCGGATCTTAACGTGCCATTTGAAGTAGACGCCGAACTAGGCGACAATTGGGGGGAAGTAGGATGAACAACAAGCCAGTCCACTGTCCGCGCTGCGGAAATAAGTTACGCACTATTTATGTCCACGGGCATGAGCAGTGCTTTGAATGTAATCAAGTTATAGATGACTGCTGTCAGGGTGAAACATGTGATCCTGAAATGGAGAACAAAGATGTTTGAAGCTATGATACTAATTTGTTTGGTTTCATTACCCGGCGAGTGTACGGCACTAAAAGATTTACGAGGGCCATACGAAACGATGGGCCAGTGCAATGTACGGTCGTCTGAAATGGCGCAAAGTATAGAAGAAGATCCTAGGGTCAAGAACCTTTATACAGTAAACGGCGCGCGATGCGACAAAGTCCCCGGGATCAAGACTAAAACGTCAAATCTCAGCGACTTCGAGGTGTAATGCTACGGTCATCGATACTGAGGTCGACGAGAATCGATGTTTTTATTTAATGATTTCAGGCTTTTGCGAGATCGCGAATTCGCTTAACCAAACGCTTTGCGCGGTTCGGGACCTGATCATGCCACCTCGAATCGACCATTTCGTCGGCTGCGCGTTCCCAATCTCTGGCATCGACCCCAGCCTTCATGCCCTTGAACTTGGACAGTCGGGGGTAGCCGAGGTTAAAGCACATGTTGGCGATGACCAACTGAGCTTCTTCGGGTAGCTCGTCGAAGTCAGAGTACAGTCGACCGCAATCCTCAATCGTCACAGCGATGTCAAGGTTGAACCGCTGCCGGACACGCTCTTCTGATACGGGTGTGCCAACAGGCTGACCGTATTCTGGATCGTGCTCTTTGATGAGCGCTCCGATTCCGAAAGTTGGTAGGCCTAAATGATCTAGATATATTTCGTACTTGCAGCCTTCGTCTTCTGCAAGCTCTTCTCTTAGCTGATCTTTGTTCATTGCTGTCCTCGTAACCTTGCTGCCAATAGCTGGTCTTGTGGGTTAGGCAGTGTTATAGCATTAGCCATTGAAGTTTGTGCGGGTCCCGCCGAAGGGGCTGTAGCAGGACCCGCTTGCGCTACCACAGGAGGAGGTGTGGTTGCAGCAACTGGTTCAGTTGTTGGTGCCTCAGAGATAGGAACCAAACGAGATGGGTCAAAGTCTGGAGATGGTGCCTCTTCTTCTATCATCGGCTCGTCAAGCCTGCGCCCCATTAACTCATAACGAATACTATTTAAGTCACCCATTGGCAAGTCATTATCGTTTTCACGAACGCGCCTGCGAATCTCTGAGCTAACCTTCATAGGAACAAATTCGCCTCGCATCAACTCTGATACGTTGGCTACTTTGTTTTTCTTCATGGCACGACGGATCTCACCATCAGACATACCTAGCCGTCTCATGTTTTCGACGTTTCTGTACATCTCTTGCATAACCCGAAATCTAGTTTCGTTAGCTTCGCGGTAAGTGCTTATAGCATTTTCAGGATCGAGGGCACTTCTCGTAGAAACGGCACTGTTAAAGATCTGACTTGCGCTTCTGATCCCGCGTCCATACTCGAAGCCCTTGTACATCAGAATGTTCTCTGGCTTAACCTCAATCTCTGACAAACCCGTGAAAGCTCGAAACAATTCTTCTGCTGCGCGTCTTTCGTTACCAGCAGGGTCAACTGTGTCACCCATAAACATAGAACGAGCGAACCTGCCAACTTCGATGCCGGGCTCCTGTGTTTCTTTGGTCATTCCTTTAAGCTGGAACGGAGCGCCACCGGGCACGACTGAGTCAGCAATATGCATAAACGACTTATAAGCTTTGTCTCCCGGTGTATCTTCTTGCCGGTAAACCTTGGCACCTGTCCCCGTTACGCCGCCACGAGTAGTTGTATCGAGCATTTTTTCGGTGATAATAGACTCACCAAAGAATGGCTCGAATATTTCTGCTACAGCGCCAAGTACAGCTTCTGTTGCAATCGCGTCCGCATCTTTGCCAAGATCTTCACCCTTGTTAATGGCATTAAGAATAGCTAGTGCTGGACGCTGCAAGTAGTCGTACGGGTTTGTGTAACTATAGTCTATGTAGCCTTTGAGGTTTCCGTCCTTATCCACCGTGGTAGGAATCAGGCGACTGTTCTTCTGCCAAGAAGGGCCACTCTCTCGGGCAGCGTCAAGTTGTTCTTGCGATACACCTGTTAAGTCCATAGCCATCTTTTGTAGGGCAGCGGGTGCAACAACGGCGGTGGAGGTAAAACCAATTAACCGACGCATACCGATTTCCTGAACTGCTCTGTTATCACTGGCTAGCTCTTTAAGGGCAACACCAAGAGTGTTTGCGCTAGTGCGGAGAATCTCAGCAGGGAAAGCGATGAAGTTACCTACAGGCAGCTTACGAATACCCTTGATAAACTCAGGCACACGCTCATAGTTCGGTACAGTGTTTCTTACAATATCTGCGGCGTACTCATTTACAGACTTACCAAGTGCCTGTGAAGCAGCAGCCTCACTGCCATATGCCTGAATGATTTTGTTTCTTTCAAACTCAAAATTATAGATCTTCCATACATCGTCACCACCCTGATACGCATCTTTTAATCTTGTGTTGAGGCTGGTTAGCATACTTGCGGGTTTAGAGCGGCTAAACACGTTTCCAACTTTTTGACCAACAGGAATGCCCATAATGTCCGCGTCGGCCTGACGAGTCAGTCCAAGACCTTCTTTAATCAAGCGGTCCATTTCTCGAACTTGAGTCTGTGTTCCAACCACACCAAGACGCTGTAGCTCCTGATAGTATTTGGCTTTATCTATATCACCACGTTTGGTTATGTTGCCCATGACAGTGGAGAAAGATTCCCACAGGTTTGCACCACCGCCGACGTTGCCCTGCGACAAAGCAAACAAAGCGGCTGATGTTACGTTTCTAATCTGCGTTACAGGAGACAGCACTGTTTTTGCATATTGCGATACACCCTTGGTTTTTAAGAACCCAGAGTAAACGGCTTTCATCGTGTTGCCCATTGTGCCAGCGTCACCGATGGTCAGGCGAGTCATGTCGTTGTATATACGATTCGGTACATAGACACCCTCGAGAGAGCCAAAACCTTTTTCAAGTTTTTGGTATCCCTCAAACTTAACTGGGTTTTGAGCAAACCTATCCGCGCTTACGAAGTTATCACCCTGATCTACAAGGTTTGTACGGATGTACTTAAAGTAATCGTCAACAGCACGAAACTCTGCCATATCTGCAATGGTAGATATGTACGCTTCCTGCGGATCTTTTACTTCACCGAGTAGCTTACGAAGGGCTTCGTTGTTTACCTGACGAGAAGAGAACAAACTTTCTTTCAGCTTCTTATCGGCAACACGAGCCTGTGCTTCGCTCCCTGCTTTTATTGGCCTGCGACCACGGTTCGAGTACCGAGCAACAAAGTTCTCGACAAGATTTTCTGCGGCAGTATCACTCAGTTTCTGTGACTTACCAACGCCAGTCAAGAAATCACTAGGCAACGGAACATCTGGGTTTAAATCTTTGTATAGATTTTCCGCCGCCTTGGGGTGTGCTTTGAAAAAATCTACAGCTTCTTTTCTAGCGTCTGCAAACTCAGCGCTCTTCAGGAAGTTCTTGTCCTCAAAGATTTTGTACTTACGACGCAAATAAGAACCGATGTTATCGTTAATTGCATTAACGATATCGTCAGCTTCCCGAGTAGCTAGGTAGTCAGAATTCTTAATCGAGTTGGAAAGCTTATCTACCTGTGCCCGCATTTGCTTTGCTGGCTGGCGCATAAAGTCAGGGAGCATGCTCTCTAACGTCGAACCTGTGTCCTTTGCATTACGAACAAAGTCAGGATCTTTTGTTAGGTAGCCATACAGCCGGTTCATTACTTCAGAACGAGCCAAGGGTGTGCCTTCAACCATCACAGTCTCAGACTTTTTAAAGACCTTGTCCAACCCGTCCTGTACTTCTTTTAAGTACCGAGCCGCCTCACCAAGCTCTGCCTCTACCTCACCGTTGATTTTAGACTTAACCTCGAACACATCTTGCGGCAGGTTACCACGGGCGCGGAACACAGAAGCGATTTTATTCAGGCTGTCGCCAACCATATCATCTCGTTCAGCCAGCTTTTTAATTGGTGCACTGATAGCTTTTGCAGCGGGAAGAATTCCTTTTTGAACTACTGGTGCCACTACGGGAGTAGCTACTTTAGACACTCCTGTACCCAGAAGACCAATCGCCTTCAGAGCTTCTGGAGCAACAGCGGTTAGACCACCAGCCTCCAAAGCAAAGCTTACTCTGTTGCCAATACGAGCGGCTGCTTTTTCTTTTCCACGAAGACCAATTGTATCTTCGGTTGTTGTCGGTCCTGTTTGAAAAAAGTCGCCAAGCGTTGTTACGCCGTCTGTAGCTACCACAGCATCGGTCACGGCTGCTGCGCCAACTTGCGCTGCACGATTAGTCACCGTTCCGAGATTGGCAAGACGACCAAGCTTGCTTGCAACACCGGCTGCCCCGAGACCGGGAACGACAAACTGTGCTGCAACTTCGGCAATGGTTCCTGCTGTGCCCTCTGGATCAATGCCAGCGGCCTCACGGATTCCTTCAAAGAAGTTGGTTACATCTGTGGAGTAGTCTGTGTCATAGACTACGTCAACGCCAGCAGTGGCAAGTTCAGCTATGCCCTGAGGTATGGCAAGTAAGCCAGAAGCAATGCCCTCGGCTATTTCCTGCGTTGTAGATTCCTGCGTCGGTGACACATCATCTTGAATGGCGACCAAACGAGAGGGGTCGAATGCAGGCTCTTCCGCTGGTTCGTCAGTAATCGGAACCAGACGGCTTGGATCAAAATCAACCATGACTTATTTCCCAGTAGCTTCTGGTAAGAATGTTCCGTCTGCTTGTTTTACGACAATTGTACCTGTGTCCGGGTCTCTAAAACGAGTGCCAACGGGAGCGCTAGCCGGGTTGACGGCGGTAGCAGCGGAGTCAGATGTCGTACTTGTTCCCGCAGCGTAAGTCATCATTTCCTGTAGGCTAGGAGGGGTATTCTTAGAATACCGATTTGGGAATTCCCGAATCATTCTAGCTGTTATGTCCGCCCTTCCATCTTCCGATTTTAACATTTCTTGCGCGAATCTTTCAGGAGCCATTGCCTGACCTGTTGTAGACTTAACGGTAAGCGCTGACGACATAATACGAGATGAGTTGTCTTCTAGCCATGCTTTACCTTTTTCGTTCCAGCTAAACTTACCCTTATCATCAATTGTACCGTAGCCTATTTCAGCAGCATTTTGAACAAAATCGGGAAGAGCCTTTAGCGCATTCTGTCTGTTCGTAATAACATTTTGTTTTATAGTCTCGTCAAGGGTTTTTCCTTGCAACTCAAGCCCGGCAATATCTCTTAGAAGCCCTACTTCAAGTTGACGATTTGCAAGAGACATTCTTAGCCCAAGCTCTTGCTGCTTGTAAGCTGAATCAGACTCAAACTGATCTCTTTTTTGATTAAGATCTGCTAGACGATAGTTGAAGTTATTTTGCATTGTAGCCAATGCAATCTTTTCATCTTTGTCTGTTTTAACAAGATCGCGAAGAGTAGCTCTGTACTCTTTTCTCTCTTCAGCTTCCATCTCGTTCAGGTCTTTAATGTCTTTGCTGTAGGAATCCATGCCCACCATTAAGCCTTTAGCCACGTTGGTAAGCGCGTTCTCACTTTCGCCAGCGGCGATAGCAAGACCAGCCATTGTCAAGTTCCTCCAGAAAGAAGCGCTCTTACTTTCACTTGCTCTCGATGGGTCAAAGCCCATAATTTCTTTTGCCTGTTTTTCCATATCAGACAAAGAAGTCTTTGCAGGCAAAACCATACTCAATGCTGCGGCAGCCTCTGGAGTAGCAGCTTCGGCAGCGTTAAGCTTAACGGCTGGTTTTTTAGCTGCGTCGCCGCCGGTAACAAGTGTACCAGCTTCAGCTTTTTGCAAAAGCTTGCCTAGTTTCTGCTGGCTTACGTTTGATTTTTTATCGCCTTCGTTAACAGCAGGTTTTTTGTTTACGTCAAACAGATTGTCGGTGCTTGCTCCAGCGTCTGTTGCTGCTTTGTCTTGGGTTGATGTGGTCGTAGCAGCTAGAGTTTCACCTAAGTTTAGGTCTCCAGTACCATACATATTTTCATAGTTCAACGCATCCGAAACAAGGGGAGAAACCGGGGGTGGTGTCTCACCAGTTTGTGGAAGCAGCATAGATGGATCTGTTAAGTTGCCAGATTGTTCCGCAGCAACGCCTTTTAACTGAGGTGTTGTCAGGTAATCGGTGACTGGACGCATAAAGTCACCGCTCATAAGTTCGGCTGCTGAACCTGTTACGGCTCTAACCCCTGAATCTATCGCTCTTAGACCTGTTTGAATCGGGTTTTGTTTCGTGTCCGTCCCGTAAAAGAATTCGTTTACTGAAGCAATACCTTTATCGATCAGATCAGGAACTGCAACAGTAGGCGCTGTAGAAACCTGTGTAGGAGGATTATTGACTGCTGCCCTGTTAATGGCTTGTGCAGCCATACGAATGGCATTCTGTCCATCCTGTGTTTTTGCAGCTTCTCCATAGTTATTAGGATCAGCAAGTTCTTTAAGGGCGTATCTGTCGTTTGCTTGTATCGCTCGTTGAACAGCGGCGGTAAACGAGGTGGTGTTCATGCCACCCTGTGACATCCGCACAGGCCGCTGCGCTGCTACATTTGCTAACTCAGGAGACGAAGCAAGGATGCCCATCGGCTGTCTTGAAGCACCGGGCTGCTGAAACATTCTGCGATATAGTGGATTCATCATTACCTACCAAACCCCAACCCTTGTTGCGCCTGACCATAAGCTCCTAGACCCGCGATACCAAGACCAAGAAGCTGCGATGTGGTGCTTGGTGGCGGTGTGGTGGTAGACGATGTTGTCTGCTGCAATGCAGGTACACCACGGAAAATATCTGACAAGAAGCCAATCTCTTGGTACGGCAAGGACTGCTGCTGCAACAAGTTCTGACGTGCGACATCCAGACCCTGCTGTGATGTCTGCTGTGTAAGACCACCAATACCAAGCAGTGTGTTAATGTCCTGCACACCCATCTGCTGTGCTTGTGCACCAAGACCAGCCTGTAGCTGTGCTGCTTGTTGTGCTGCCTGCTGCGCCTGTGAGTAACCCTGCTGACGAAGCTGCCCTGCTGACCGAGCCTGCTGCTCCATTGTAGCACGGCCTAGCTCTGCACCAGCTACTGCTGCGCGAGATCCACCAAAGGCACCCTGACCTACGGCCTGTGCCCCAAGCTGCTGTTGCTGCATCTGACCAGCGCGACCAATGTCTTGCATAGTCTGTTGAACAACTTGGTTCTCATAAGGATTAAAGAACTGTGAGACACCGCCCGGCGCTGCATATTGTTGCGCTGCCTGAAGGTATGGCTGATATGCGCCCACACCTGCGGTGGCTTGACCAATGGCCTGCTGCTGTTCTGCCGACAGTCCAGCAAGCTGCTGCGGCGCATAAGGCATGCCTGTACCTTTGAGGGCCGATGCTTGTGCAAAGATATCCTCAAGGAACTTTTCCTGAAACGGCGCTAGCCGTTGGGTAACTTCTTGTGTTTGTGTTGCCATTACGCTGTGGCCTCCAATTCTGCCATCATATCATACATTCGGGCTGCTCCGATATCCCTATCTCCGCCTCCCGCACCTTTAACAGCCTTGGCTGTTAGCACGAACTCTCCGTCAGAAAGCCACGCCGGAACAGAATCAGATGTCCCAGTTCCTGCACCTGCTACCTCACCAGTGTAATCACCTCGTTCTGCGGGATGCTCTATGCCGTGTTCGTACATAGCACCACCGTGTTTAGCATACACCGAGTCTACATCATACTTAAAGTCTGGTCTTTGTGTTTCCATCTTAGCTTCTTTGTATGCACGGACATCATCAGGATTTCGTAAATCATATTCTACACCCTGATACGCTACTTTATGCGCCTCTCCACCAGCATAAGCGCGTTCTTTAGCGGCTTCTTCTTCTGGAGTGTCACCCAATAAAGCAAGAGCCGTGGAGCCAATGCCAAGAGATGTCATCGGATTATCGCTAATGAAGTCTGTAACTGTGTCAAACATGCCGCCGCCAGACTCTACCTGTGCTCCTGTGATATCCGCCAACTCGGCGGGCGCAACCCCACCTGCCTGCGCTATAGATGTTGCAGCAGGTTTATACAAAGACTGTTGCAGTGAGTTAGACCCAAACGCCCCTGTAGCCTGTGGGTTACGCATCATATTCGGCGACACAAAGGATGTCACACCATAGGCCAGTGCAGCATTGGTCAGCGCGTCATTGACCGACTTACCGCCAGCTAGGCTACCAATCCCAGATCCGATGGACGCGCCCAGAGGCCCACCAAAGTAGAACCCAGCCGCAGTACCAATAAGTGGCAGCAGATCCTCGCCGCTGCCCAGTCCTAACGCTTTTCCTAAATCACCAAATAAAGCCATTATGCTACCTTTACTGTACCTGCATCATTATACAGTGTCCCCGCCTCAAGTCCAGTGGCGCTTGTAGGCAGATCCGTTATGGTCAACCTAGTAGCGCGGATCTCTCCCGGATTGCGCTCCTGTTCAATAAATATCTCCAACGTCCGGATTAAGTCCTGCATATAAGAGCGTGTGTACTCTTCAGGAGCTTCCGGGAGCCTTGGTGGTGCGACCTGATTACCAGACACTAGCGCCTCCCATC